GTCTGATACCGTCAATGCCTATAACGGAAAGCCGGAGAATAAGGAGAAGCAGGTGAAAATCGCAGATCTTGGATCTGGTCAGTATGTTGACAAAGGTAAGTATGATACCGCCGTGGCAGAAAAAGAGAATCTTGCCGGTCAGATCAAAACGCTCAATACTACGATTGGAGAATTAAAAAAGAACAATGCAGACAACGAGACGCTGCAGACAACAATTACCAATTTGCAGGGAGAACTCAAAAAGCAGCAGACAGCCAATGAGCAGATCACAAAGACCTACGCGCTGAAAGATTCCCTTGCAAAACAGGGCGTGCTTGATCCGGATTATCTGATCTACAAAGCTGGTGGGCTTGACAAGTTCACATTTGACAAGGAAGGTAAACCGGTTGGTGTAGAGGATGCAGTAAAACCGTATAAGGAAGATAAGGTAATGGCGCATCTGTTCAAACAGGAACAGCAGAAACCACCATATCATCCACAGGGCGGTACCGGAGGAGCCGGAACTGCGAACCCATTTGCAAAAGAGACGTTCAATCTGACCAAACAGGGTGAACTTTTAAAATCCAATCCGGAGCAGGCAAAGGCACTGGCCGCAGCCGCCGGAGTAACATTATAACAGTATGAAAGGAAGATGATTTATGGCAATTACAAAAATTGCAGACGTGATCGTACCGGAACTGTTTAACCGGTATGTAATCAACAGAACAATGGAGTTGTCCGCGTTTTTCCAGTCGGGGATCGTGGTAAACAGCCCGGAATTTGATACACTGGCATCTGAGGCGGCAAGGACACACAATATGCCGTTTTTTGAGGATTTACAGGGAGAATCCGAGCCAACACTTGAGGATGTAGAAATGACACCGGCAAAGATCGGTTCTAACAAAGATGTATCCACCACAATCCTTCGTCAGAAGATGTGGGCAGCAACTAACCTGTCCGCAGCACTTGCCGGAGCGGACCCGATGAAAGCGATCGGTGATCTGGTGGCACAGTACTGGGCGCGCGATATGCAGAAAGAATTGATTGCGATTCTTGCGGGGGTGTTTGGAACCACCACGGCAGATCCAAGCGGAACACCGAAAGCAGAGACCAGAATGGCGGATCATATTCTCGATCTGTCCACAGGAAAGACAGATGCAGCAAAGAAGATCAGCGCATCCGCATTTATTGACGCGTGTCAGATGCTTGGAGATGCACAGGCACAGCTTACTGGTGTGGCGATGCACTCTGCAACAAAGTCTTATCTGAAAAAGTTGAATCTGATTGAGACCGAGCGTGATTCTACCGATGTGGAATTTGATACTTACCAGGGAAGACGTGTGACCGTGGATGATGGCTGCCCGGTTGAAGATGGAGTATACACAACATATCTTTTTGGCAATGGAGCGGTTGCCTATGGTAATGGTTCTCCGGTCGGTCATGTAGCTACTGAGACGGATCGTGACAAGAAGACAGGTGGCGGTGTGGATTATCTGATTAACCGTAAAGCGTTTATCCTGCATCCGAGAGGAATTGCATACACTGGTGCAAAACGTGGGCATGTGGAAACTCCAACTAGGGCAGAACTTGCAATGGCAGAGAACTGGAAGCCGGTATATGAGCAGAAGCAGCTTAGAATCGTGGCTATCAAACACAAGATCGGGTAAGCCTATGGAGCTGGCAAAGTTAAAGGTACTTCTTGGAATTGAGGATGATTCCAAGGATGTGATTCTTGAATTTGTCATTGCGGACGTAGAGGAAATCATAAAGAATTATTGCCATGTGGAGGAAATGCCGGATGGACTTGTGAATACCGGCTACCGCATGGCAATGGATCTGTACCGGAATGAGAATATTGGAAGTGAGACGGCAGCAGTTGGAACGGTTTCTTCTATCTCTGAGGGAGATACCTCTACATCTTTCCAACAGTATGTTGATAATAATTTCAAGGACACGGTGCTGAAAAATTATAAGTCCTCACTAAACAGATACAGGAAGGTGGCGTGGAAATGATCGCGGATGCAATCAAACAGGCACAGGCACTTGCAAGGAAAGCCCAAGAAGCAACATATGATGGCAGATGTACGGTTATGGAGCATCAGAAATTGAAAGATCCAAAAACCAGAATTACAACAGAAAAAGATGTGGTGGTATTGGAAGATGAACCATGCCGCTTATCATATTCCAGTGTTAGTGCAGTGGATCAGACGGAATCAGCAGCAAAGACGGCACAGGTCACAAAGCTGTTTTTATCTCCGGACGTGCAGATCAAGCCGGGAGCAAAGATTACAGTAACACAGGCTGGAAGAACACGGACGTATGAATGCGGCAGTGTGGCAGCAGTATATCCGACGCATCAGGAGATTGTGTTGCAATTATCAGAGAGGTATGCATGATGGGGATGGGAAGCGTGAATATGCGGGAACTGGTGAAGTTTCAGGAAAATTTGAATAGATTGGCAGGCCGCGAGGATACAAGGAATTCTTTTTGCGAATCATGTGCAAAGGAACTTGCGGCCAGATTGCTCACAAAGGTAATCAAAAGGACACCTGTAGGAAAATATCCAGCAAGTACAGGCAAGGTTGGTGGTACCCTTCGAAGAGGGTGGACTGCAGGTAATAAAGAAGGAGTACAGGCGGCTGTTGATAGCATTCAAGTTACAAAATCAGGGAACCAGTACACCATTAAAATTATGAATCCAACTGAGTATGCGAGCTTTGTAGAATTCGGACATCGAACAGCAAACCATAACGGATGGGTTAAAGGGCAGTTTATGATGACTATTTCCGAAAATGAAATCAAACGTATGGCTCCTGGGTTACTGGAAAAGAGACTGGAAGAGTTCTTGGGAGGTACATTCAATGCTTAACAACGTGATAGCCGGGATAGCAATTGCCCTGAACCAAGAGTTTGGGGATGATTATGAAATTTATACAGAGGAAATAAAGCAGGACTTGAAAGAGCCTTGCTTTTTTATTACCCTCTTAAATCCATCCAAGACAGATTTCCCATCCAAACGGTATTTGATGGACAATCCATTTTGTATACAGTATTTCCCGAAATCGGAGGACAATCCGAATAGTGAATGCCGCGATGTAGCTGATCGTATGTTATGGGCGTTGGAGAATACTACGCCTTTGGATGCAGACAGGCCGATACGAGGGACGGACATGCATCATGAGATTACAGACGGAGTGCTGAATTTCTTTGTAAATTACAATTATTTCGTCCGCAAGGTAGAGACTCCGGCTCCTCTTATGGAAACTATGACAACAGTATTACATTTGAAAGGATAGGTGCGATATGGGTGAAACAAATACAGAAGTAAAACCACAGGTATCTGCGGATGTATTTACAAAGCAGCAGCTGGCAGAATCCAAACGCTATAAGAAACAGCGGGATCTGCTGGAAGCGTTGCTGGAAGATGGAAAAACATATACGATTGCGCAGGTGGATAAGATCACCGGTGATTATCTGAGAAAGGAAGTGAAGTAAATGGCATTTGGCGGAGGAACATGGATAACCCAGAACAAAGTGCTTCCGGGCGCGTATATCAATGTCGTAAGTGCGGGGATTGCATCTGCGGCATTGTCTGACCGTGGTATTGCCACAATGCCGCTGGAACTTGACTGGGGACCGGATGATACGGTTTTTAAGGTTACTACAGCGGATATGCAGAAGTATTCGAAAAAGATATTCGGATATAGTTATACCGACGATAAGATGAAAGGACTGCGAGATCTGTTTGCTGGCGGAACCTTGGTGCTGTATGCATACCGGTTAAACGGCGGCGGGACAAAAGCGTCCAATGATTATGCTACAGCTAAGCACACGGGGACACGCGGCAATGCGATCAGGATCTCCATAGCAAAGGACGTGGATGATCCAGAGTCGTGGAATGTAACTACATATCTTGATACGTCCAGAATTGAAGTACAGAATGTAAAAAAAGCGGCTGATCTGAAAGATAATGACTTTGTGACATTTAAAACAGATACGTTGGAACTTGCAGCAGTTGCATCGGCAGCACTGTCTGGTGGAACGAATGGTGTCGTCAATGGCGATGCGCATGCGGAGTATCTGGCAAAGGCAGAAGCCTACGGATTTAATACGATGGGCGTTGTGGTTACAGATGAGGTGACCAAGAGGCTGTATGTGGCATATGTAAAGCGTATGCGTGATGAAGTTGGTAAGAAGTTTCAGCTTGTGCTTTACAAGTCGGATGCTGACTATATGGGAGTTATTTCCACACCGAATAAAACGACGGACGAGGGCTGGCCGGAAGCATCCGCTGTATATTGGCTTACCGGGGTGGAATGCTCCACTGCGGTGAATAAGTCCTGCGAGGGCAGAGTGTACGATGGTGAATTTTCCATTGAGCCAATTGACAATGATCTGGAAGATTATATCAAAAAGGGGCAGCTTGTGTTTGATAGAAATGATGATGAAATTGAGATTCTAAGTGATATCAATACACACATAACCATCACGGAAGATTGCAACGAATTTTTTTGCGACAATCAGACAATCAGGGTTGTAGACCAGCTTGCAAATGATGATGCACTGCTCTTTAAGACACGGTTCCGTGGGAAGTTCCCAAATGATGATCCAGGGCGGAACAGCTTGAAAAGTGGGCTGTGCGAGATCCGTGAAAAATTACAGAATTTGCGGGCTATTGAGAATTTCAAGCGGGATAATGTCACCGTGGAACAGGGAGAATCAAAGAAATCGGTAGTCGTTAATAATACGGTTGAAGTTGTAAATGCCATGAGTATTATGTACATGACTACAGTAGTGAAATAAGGGGGTGAAGTATAAATGAATAATGTGATGCTTGCAAAGGATTCTATCTCTGCAGCTCTTGCAGAGTGCTACGTGACAATTGGTGAACGTAGATACAATCTGATGACCGCAATCAAGCTTGAAGCGAATTTCAAGAAGAACAAGGCAAAGGTTCCAACTCTTGGCAAGACAGGAAAGGGAAATAAGTCGGTATCATGGGAAGGAACCGGATCTTGTACAATACATTATAATACGAGCATTTTCCGTAAAATGATGCTTGATTTTAAAAACACTGGTGAGGATGTCTATTTCGAAATTCAGATCACGAATGATGATCCATCCAGTGCTGCAGGATCTCAGACAATCACTCTTTTACAGTGCAACATTGACAGTGGAGTGCTTGCGAAATTTGATGCATCTTCTGACTCATATCTGGACGAGGATGTTAGCTTCACATTTGATGATTTTGATATGCCGAAAGAGTTTCAAGAAATTATTGGACTTGCAGCGTAATATTGCCCCTTATGTGTCTGGCATGAGG